ACCGCCTACTGTTTTGCACGGCTCTAAACGCCCTGCCTGAATTTCACAAGCCATATATTAAATTTTTTTATTAGTTATTAAAAAAGGGCAGAATAGCATATCACTAAACTACCCTTTGAATTTATCAGTTTCTAAGTTTATCTTAGTTAGCTGAGTTTGTGATTCCGTAAGTTACGATATCTTCCACGTTCCCGTACTGCACGCCTGCGGAAAAACGTTGTACATAACGAATGTTCTGACTTCCGTCAAGATTTCTCATATCTAAGATAGAGATTTCTTGCATTTCACTCAATAAAGCAGTACCAAAGAATAAGTTAGATTTCTCAGCACAGATAGCAGTATTGTCAGCTAAACCATTAGCAACAAATAACTTTACGCCATCAAATACTAAATCTCCCATAGATTGGTTATTACCTTCTCCTCTGAATCCGTTAGCTCCTTGACCTCCACTTTGAAATCCGCCTAAAGCTCTTACATAACTTCTGTAGATGTTTTGAGATACATAGATATGTAAATCTTCTTTGCCATATAATGAAGCAGGAATAGCATCCACGATTTTCCCGAGTTCATCGATTACATTGGCAGCTGTCACAGACGTTGATGCAACTTCTTGAGCAGCAGGTAAATCAGCATCAGTAGCTAATAATGTAGCGAATCCGTCAAATTGACCTGCACCGTCAACGCCTCTCCAAATAGATACTTCAATAGCAGCAGCTACTTTTTCAGCAACGTGACCGATTAAGTAATCTTGGAAAGTTTTAGGCATATTGTCATTCATAATTCCAACACCCATTTCAACTGCATCCCAATCTTGTCTTAAAGTTTGACGACAAAGCTGAAGATTTACTTGAAGCTCTTTTGGCTCAAGGATTCTCTCAGTTTTTGTTACAGTAGATGTAGCTGTAAAGTCACAAGTACCGTCTTTTAATAAATCATCAGTAGCTAATTTACTAACAATTTCTTTAAATTTAATGTTTGGTCTAACTTCTACTCCTCCTTTAAGGATAGTGTTAGCACTCAATAATGATGCAGAGATATATTTTCCTGCGTGAACTCCCGCGAATGAGGAAGTAATGTTCAAAGTTGTAGCCATAGTTTATTTTTTTTAGCCGTTAATTATATTCCAAACAGACTCTTTTGTATTTCTTGCCTTGTTTGCGTTGTTTTTTACTTGTCGAACTTCAGGATTGTGAACAGATAATTCTGTAGATTCCTCTGCGTCAACTTCAGCAGATAATTCTTCTTCTTTAGGTTCTTCAGAAGGTGCTTCTTCTTCAGTATTACCTTTTAGAGCTTCTATTTCAGCAATAAGCATAGAAATAGCTTCTTCAAAAACTGCAACTGAAACAAACTCATCTTGAGGAGCTTCTTCTTCAGCAGGAGCTTCCTCTACAGGAGCTTCTTCTAATGCAACTTCTTTAGTAGCCTCTTCTTTTACTTCTTCTAAAGCTACTTCTTCAACAGGAGTTTCAACAACTTCCTCAAAAACAGCTTCAGAGCTTAAAAGAGCTTTGATACTTTTTAAAGTTTCTTTTGGGTTTAACATATTTATTAATTTTTATTAATTACTTGACTATTATACAATTTATAACTATATGTATCATTTTACTTATAAATACTAACTACTTATAGTTCTTTTGGTATCAATTTTAGTTATATTACTTATAGATTGGTTAACTAAACTTCCTACGCCTTGCTTAGAATGCTCTGAACAAGTGCAAGGTTTACACACTTCTGTTGTATATGTGTTTTTCTTTTTACAATAAGTTGCTCTCATATTATTTATATAGTATGTCTATCCTATTATCAGCGTAGAAGTTTTTTACAAATCCTAAGAAGTTTTTTTCTGTGTCAAACACATAACTCATACTAATAACAGTACCTACATTAACAGGTATATTTTTTAGTAATAAGTCTCCTGCTATTTTTATGTTGTTGTACTGCCAAAAGTAGTTAGCGGGTGCTTCAAATAGAAAGTTTAATGTTATATTAGCAGTCTTTGTGGATTCGTCACTAAACTCTATAATCACATCTACTAATCCGTAGTCTGTCTCAACATCTAAAGGCATTGTAGCTGTAAATTCATTAAGCCCTGATGATTCAAAATAATTGACCATCATTTTTCTTGTAGTGTTTTTTTTCATATTAATCTAAATCTGTTTCTTCTAACATTTTAATTATTGCGTCTATTAACTCCTCCTCTGTCATTCCTACTTCCTCTAAAACCTCTTCCTTAGCTTCTTCTATTTTTTCTTTAGATGTCTTAACTTGTTTATCTGAAAATACGCCCTCAATAGATAATCCTAAATAAGTACCATCTTTAACATCTTTCCATATCTCATCATTTTCTACTTTCATAACAACTACCCAAGCACCTTCAACTACGTTTAAGTTATATAAGTTTGACTTATCGTTCTTAACATCTTCCACTATCCAAGATTCAACAACAGAGATACCTTCTGCGTCTTCTCTGTGTTCTAAAGTTGCGTTATTATTGTTAAGTTGCTTAAGATATAAATGAGAAGCTTTTTTAACAGTATCTTTAGAGAATACTATTTTGTATTCATAGTCCCCTTTTCTTCTGTAGATGTGTTTATCAGGCACTAATGCCAAACCAACTACGATTCTTTTATCGTCATCAACTGCTTTAAACTCAACTTTTTGCTGAGACAGAGCTACGAAGTTTTCTTCGATTGCAGGTTGGTTAACGAAACTGATTGCAGAAATCCCGTCTTCTGCTTCATTTTCATCTATAAATAATTCAATAATATCCATTTTAATATTCTTTATATAATTATACTTTTTTAATTTATATATATCATTTAAAAGCCTGATACATCAACTCTATTGCGTTCTAATGATTGAGCTGAAGAAACATCTCCTGAAGTAACATAAGCTCTTACAGGAGCGTCTGATTGAGCGTTAGCGTTAGCTTGAGCTTGAGTATTAACATTAGAGACTTGATTCCCTACAGCGTCAAAATTACTCTGTTGAAATTCTGACAACTTAGTCGTTGAAGCACTTAAAGCTCCACCTCCACCACCCGCAGAACCTGCTCCTGAAGCTGACGGATTTTTCTTATTAGATGATATATCTGAAATAGCCTTCTTAGCTCCTGCTAAACCACCCGCTATAGATAAACCTGCTGATATGGTATTGAAGGCGACAAATGGCTGCCCACCTGTTAACGGTGAAGCTGCCACAGCTTTTGCATTAGCCACACCTGTTGCAGATATTATCTTGCTCACAGAAGCTACTTGTTCCGCCACAATACCCGCAATAGCTAACTCTTTATTCTCACCCGCTACTTGCTGAAGGAATCCACCAAACTGACCTACTAAGTCTGAAACTTGCCCTTGCACTTGTGCTTTGTGCATCATTTCGGCTTCATCAACAGCTTTCCTATCTTCTGAATTTTGTTTAAGAAGTTCTGTCCTTTGTTCTTCCGATAATTGCTCGTCAGATAAAAGCTCTTGTCTTCTTTCTTCTAATAATAGCCTTTTGTTTTCAAAAGATATAATATCACTCTCTAAATCTAAGGCTATCTCCTCCTCTCTCTTCGCTATCTCATCTTCTTTTATTTTAGCGTCTCTTTCTTTGTTTTTTAACCTTCTTTCTTCTTCAATAGCATCTCTTTGAGCATTAAAAGAATCTTCTGCTTCTGCTTTCTTTTTTCTGAACTCTTCATCTGATATTAACTCTAATTCTTGAAGGCTTTTTATTTTATCTAAATAAGCAGTTTGCTCTTCATCTAATGCTCTTAATTTCTCTTCAAATTCGTATTGATCACCTTCAGCCTCTCTCTGAGCTAAGTCTTCTTTTCTGTCTAATAAATCTTCTTCAAGTTTAGCTTGTTCTTCTATTAGCTTCTTTTTTCTCTCAGCTTCAGCTTTGTCTAACTCAGCCTGTTTAGCTTGTGCCTCTTTATTCTTAGCTTCTCTTTCTGTCCTTATTTGATTCTCTGCCTGAGTAAGTTCTCTTTGTATTTCTCTCTGTTTGTTAAGTCTTCTTGTCTCAACTGCTATCGCTTCTGCCTTAAGTTTTTCTTCTTCTTCGAGATTTTCCTTAGTTGACCTTGCAAAACCATTCTCTGCTATTTGAGCGTCTCTTCTTAGATTAGCCGCTTCTTGCTCTCTGCCTATAAGACTATCTTCAATCTCTAAAACCTTTTTAAGAGCTTCTTCTCTTTCTTTAGCAGTAGTGTTATTTAAGTCTCTTGCTCTTAATCTAAGTTCCGCTACTTCTCTTTCAGCTAATGCTCTGTCTTTTAATAAACCTCTTTCTATCTTGTCTGCCTTAGCTCTCATATCAGCGACCTTAGCTCCCATTACCATCTCTTCATTATTCTTGTCAATGAAGTCACCTACCGCACCTGTTAGCTTCTTGTAACTCTCTGTAGTATTATCTAATCCGAGGGCAACCTTTCCAATTGCATTGGTAGCAGTTTCAGCAGCTCCTGAAAAGTCCCCCTCGAATACTTGAGAGACAGCCTTTCCTAATTGAGGCAGCAACTCTAACAGTCCTTTAATTCTGTTAGTGATATTTTCTTTTACTAAGGATGCAAAGTCTGTTATAGCTTTTTTAGGATTCTCAAATACGGAAATAATCATATCACCTAAGTCTGCAAATACATCTATGATATTTCCTGTAACAACACCGATAACGCTCATCAGTTTCGCAAACTTATTTTGCCCTGCTTCACTACCTTTGAAAGCTGCTATAAGAGATGTAACTGCTATAACTAAAGCACCAACTCCTGTACCGATAATAGCAATCTTCATAAGGTTAAATCCTTTTGTAGCATTGCCGATAGTGCCTATAAGTTTTTGAAAGCCTGAGATAGCTCCACCTGTCTTTTGGTCAATAACTCCGAGTACGCCACTATAATCTCTTTGATTAGCAGTAGTCTCTTTCAGGATATCGTTAGCTTTCTTTTTATCTTTATTAACTTGCCTTAAGGCAAACTTCTCTTCCTTAAGTCTGTCTTTAGTTTTTTCAATAGCATCGTTAATCTTCTTTCTACCCGCTAAATCTGTCTTCGATGTTTTCTTTAAAGCCCTCTCGTACTCAAACAATTCATTTTCCAAATCATCTATAAGCTCTTGCTGTAGCTCAAAAGATTCGTTTAATTCTTTTACGTTGGCTTGAGCCGTTTTAGTGTCAACTTTGACTCCTATTACTTTTTCCTTGTCTGCCATTTGTAGTTTCTTTTAATCTTAGTTAATCCTTCTTTAATTGTCAATGGCATTTTATTTTTGCCTTTTGCTATTTCTATTGTTTCTGAGCATCCATACCATTCCGAAATCCTCAGTAGTTTTAATGTGTTATCTATCATTATAGTGGTAATATGTTAACTGTTACATTTGATGATTGCGTAGAGTTAGCTCCGTTGTAGGCTATGACATAGACCTCGTATGTTTCGCCAACTTCCCCAACCCAAGTGGATGTCCCTGTATTTACATACTGAGTCTCATAAGGAGTTGTAGTGTCGGCTTCACCTTGTAGCTTAACATAAAATTCACACCTTGAGATGGGACTACCTGAAGACGATACTGTGAAATTCATTAC